CTTCAATCGTACGCATCTATCGTACGATCAATGTTGCATCCATCTGGTATGGCTATGTTTGGTGAGTACAGTATTAACAACAAGATTAATCTTGAACTTGCTCTTACATCTCTCGTCAAATCTCTTGGTGTTACTTTATATGATAGCGTTTCTGAAATAACAGACAATTATTGGTATTTTAATATCGGTAAAGATCTTTCAGACTCTTTAAATTCATATAATTATGATTCATATTACAGATTTGATATTTTCAAATATCTAGAAGATTCAGCTACAATACTTGATCCAAATATTGAAACGTTGTTTGTTATTGGTAAATATTTTGGTTTTACAACAGATATTGTAAATCAACAAGTTTTACCAGAAGATTTGTTTGTTCAAACTTTTACTAAAGCTGTTTTAGATACAGATGCTGTTGTTACGATGCTTAATCCAACAACAGATTTTACAGAAGTATTTACTAAAAAGATTCTAGATACTGATTCTGTTGTCACAGTACCTGATAATACGAACGGAAATACTGGGGCTGCTCTAGATGTTGCCCTAAATAGTGATGGTACAAATACCTTATTCCAAGATGCTTTAAATGCAGCTACTTTTGGAAATACAGGATATGTTGTTATAGAACCATATGAAGAAGGTGGATACTTCGCCGAAGTATATGCCAATGGTTATGCTTCCACATGGTAAGATTTAAATTAAAAAAGGAGAAACTATGACTGAACAGTTAATTGATTCTGGCATTAAAGCCAAAGGTATGGTAAAAATTACCAAAACAAACGAACTTGGCGAAGTTACACAAGAATTCGAAGTCCCTAACTTAGTTGTTGCAACTGGTAAGATTTATATTGCAGGTAAGATGATCGCTCAAGCAGCCGACACTCCTACTCATATGTCACATATGGGTATTGGTACTGGTACTGCTTCTCCTGCTGATGCTGACACAACTCTTGGTACTCAAACTGGTCGTGTTCTATTGTCTGGTAACTTACAAGACAATAACTCTATTACTTACACTGCCACTTTCCCAGCAGGTACTGGTACTGGTGCTATTACTGAAGCTGGCATTTTCAATGCTTCTGTTTCTGGTACTATGTTATGTCGTACAGTATTCCCAGTTGTTAATAAACAAGCTGGTGATACAATCGCTGTTACTTGGAAAGTAACTGTAAGTTAATAAAAATATATTTGTTATGAAAAATAAACAGGATAACGGAATTAAATAAAAATGGCAACTACATCTCTTGTAAAAACCATTCTGTATAAATCTCTTGCAGAGGGTGTTTATCAGAACGTGGTCACACGTTCATCATCATATTTTTACTTTTTGGGTAAAACATTATCTTGGAATGATGAGAACGTTCCAGAAAATCCTGTTGATAGTTTAAATTACGAGCATGAAGTTCGTAACGAAATCATCACAATCAAAGAAATTAAACCGTCAGATGTTGCTTTCGTTGTAGATAGGAAAGATTGGGCTTCTGATGTAGTTTATGATATGTATGATGATCGTTTATGTGACGAAGTCCTTGGAATTAATCTTATTTCTGGTGGTGCTGGTTATATTAATATTGAAGATATTCAAATAAGTATTACTGGTGGTGGAGGTACAGGTGCAACAGCTGCTGTTTCTGAAATTGTAAATGGTGCTATTGCTGGCATTGTTTTATTATCACCAGGAACTGGATATACATCTGTACCACAAATTTCAATTACATCAGTATCGGGAACTGGTGCTGAAGCATCTGTTGTTATTGGTATGGCTAAATCTGGTGCGCAAAAAATTGAAGATGCAAATTTCTATGTTGTTACTGATGAATATAATGTGTATAAATGTTTGGATAATAATAATGGAGCATATTCCACAAATAAACCAACAGGAACACAATTAGAACCAATCACCACAGCTGATGGTTATGTTTGGAAATTTATGTATAATATTCCAATTAACCTTCGAAATAAATTTTATACTGACGAGTACATTCCTGTTGTATCAGCTTTGACTACCCATTTCTATTCCAATGGTACAATTGATAATATTTTTATTACAAACAGAGGTGTTGATTATTCAACTGCTTTAGTTTCTGTTCTAGGTGATGGTTACAAAGAATCTGATCCACTTTTTATAACACAAGCACAGATAGCTGAACCAGGAACTGGTTATACAAACCCAACAGTTACTTTTAGCCCACCGATTGGAACTGCTTCACCTTTTGTTGCGGGAAATAATGTAAACCTTGGTCAAACAATTTATAATACTTCCACTTCAGATTATTATGAAATTGTTACACCTGGAATTCTTTCATCAATTCCTCCAACTCATAGAGATGGTACTGTTTTAAATGGAACAACAGCTTTGAAGTATGTTGGTACAACATTAAAAGGTACACTTGAAACTGTAAATAATCAAAACCTAACATCTATTGATTTAGATAATCCTGGTGCTGGTTATACTTCTGCACCAACTGTTACAATAACAGATTCAACAGGTATTGGCGCATCAGCCCAAGCCATAATTGGAACTTCTTTAATTTCTGGTTTAACAATTGTTTCTGGTGGTAGTAATTATGTTTCTCCTCTGTTAACAATTGCAGGCGGTGGTGGATCTGGAGCAACAGCTATTGCAACAGTTACAAGTGGTGTAATAACAAATGTACAATTAATTACAGCTGGTTCTGGTTATACTTCTGTTCCAACAGTTATTATTGAAGATCCATCAGGTTTGGGTGCAAACATAACAGCATCTTTATCTGGTTCTCCTGTTCAACAGATAAACCTTATAACAAAAGGTTCTGGTTATACAAACCCAACTGTAACTATTACAGGTGGTGGTGGTGCTGGAGCAACTGCATCTGCTAATGTTGAAACTGGTGTTCTTGATAGTGTTGTTTTGAATGGTTCTGTTAGAGAAATCGTTATGATTAATTCTGGATCTGGTTATAATACAGCACCAGCAGTTACATTTTCAGGTGGTGGTGGTAATTATGCTGCAGCAAGATCTAAATTATATGCAGATAGAGTGATTTCAACCCATATCGTTGATCAGGGTATTAATTATACTTCTGCGCCAGACGTTTATTTTGGAACCCAATGGGCAAAATTTATGGAAGTATATACAAATGATCAAGTATATAATAACATAAATTTATATACAGTAGTTGATAATGGTTTCTTTGGTTCTATTGCTCCAACATGGGCTTCTGGAACTCAGATTACATCCCCATTATGGGTTTCAACAACTTCAGTTACAGCTGGAGATACTGTATATGTTCAAGATACAGTTCCCAGAATGTATGAAGTTATGACTACTGGATATACTGGAGCATATCCTCCAACTCATACAAGTGGCACCGTAAGTAATGGTGGTGTTTCTTTAAGATATATTGGTAAACCAGCATCACTTCGCAGAGACGGAACAATTGCTACTGGTTATGCAGTTTTACGATATGGTGCTGGATATTCAGCAACCCCTCTTGCGACAATTACTGACTCAACTGGAACTGGTGGTGAGATTAATTTCTTGACCACAAAATCTGAAGCAAGAGTTTCAGCTATTACAGAAAATGGACAAATTGTATATGTTGTTATTGACGATCCAGGAGTTGGATATACTAAAGCATCTCTTACTGTTTCTGGTGATGGTGAAGGTGCTAGTTTAGTTGCTGATCTTTCTCTAGGTGCTATTTCTTCTCAACAAGCAAATAATGAGATTCTAACTCCAGCTGGTACTATTGACGCAATCGCTGTTATATCTGGTGGATACTCATATGGTGTTGCCAATATAGCTATTGAGGGAGATGGTAGTGGAGCATCAGCAGAAGCTGTAATTGATCCAATTACAAACTCAATTGTTAAAATTAATATTACAAATCGAGGTGAAGGTTATACTTATGCCAACGTTAAAGTTGTTGGTAATGGTAATGGTGCAACTTTGCGTGCTATTATTTCACCTTTCGGTGGTCATGGTAAAAACTCACCAGAAGAACTATATTCTCGTTCTTTGATGTTCTATTCTAATATTTCTAATGACCTTAACCAAGGAACTATCGTTAACAACGACTATCGTCAAGTTGGTATTATTAAAGATCCACGTGTATTTGATGGATTTGAAAGATATCAAGGAACTATTGGTTCTGCGTGTTTCATTATTCAATCTCCGATTAACCCAGTAATATTCAGTCGAGATGATGACTTATATATTGAAAGAACAACAACACCAGAAATAGAATGGACTCAATCTTTACCTTTAACCATTGGCCAATTCTTATATTATGAAGATAGAATATATACCGTTGTTGTTTCTGGACTTGGTGGATCAACACCACCAACTACAACTACAGGTTCTGAAACTAATGGATTTGCAGTTCTAACATATGTTGGTTCTACTAAGTCTAAGAAAAGATACAGAATTATTTCTTTAACTGAAACAAGCGTTCTTGTACAGTCATTGGATAGTGACATCCCACAAGCTAATGATGTTTTTATCCAGACTAATAACATTACAAATAACTTTACTGCTATCACTGTTGGTTTACCGAATTTTGATAAATTTTCAGGTCAGTTAATGTATATTGACAATAAACAAGGTTTCACCCCATCTGGTGATGAAACAATTACTTTAAGAACTATCATTAGATTCTAACTAAATATAGTATTAGGTTTAACTTTATAAAAGAGAAAACGAATGGCACTAGACTTTAATACCGAACCGTACTTTGACGATTACCAAGATAATAAAGATTTTTATCGTGTTTTGTTCCGTCCAAGTTATGCAGTTCAGGCTCGTGAACTTACTCAATTACAAACTATTCTACAGAATCAAGTTTCTAGATTTGGTAACCATGTATTTAAAAATGGTTCTCAAGTTATTCCTGGCTCGGTAAACGTAGATAATAAAGTTCACTTCATTAAACTCGAACAGTTTACAGGTACTGTGGATATTACCACATATATTGAAACTCTAAAAAATAAAATTATTACAGGTGAAACTTCAGGTGTTAAGATGCGTGTTCTTGATACTTCTGGTGGTTCAGCTGTTGTTGATGATTTAAATATTCCAACTCTTTACTGTAAGATTGAAGGTACTGCAGAAGATAACGAAACACGTCGTTTACTTCCTGGTGAAAATATTACTGCTTTAATTGCAGATAACCAAATTTCAACTAACTTTCGTTTAAAAGAAGATCAGCTTAATGATATTACTGCTGTTGTTAAACTAACAGGTAATCTTGGAGAAACTCCAACAACTTATACTAATAACGCATCTTCAGACGTTCTCGGTTATGGTTATAGCGTTGACGTTGGCGCTGGTGTTTATTTCGTTGATGGTCTTTTTGTCCGTAACGACGACTTGAAATTATATGTAAGTCGTTTTACCAATAATCCATCTTGCCGTGTTGGTTTCAAAGTAACTGAAGCTGCTATTACACCAGAAGATGATGATTCTATATTAGATAACGCTACTGGTTCTTATAACTTCGCTGCTCCTGGTGCGCACCGTTATCAAATTAAATTATCTCTAGTCAAATTAGATTTAGTTGCAACAGACAACATTCGCTTTGTTGAATTAGTAAGAATAGTTGATGGTCGTGTTCAACAGAAAATTCAATCAGCATCTTATGCTGAACTTGAAAAGACTATGGCTCGTAGAACATATGATGAGTCTGGAAACTATGAAGTTAACAAATTTAAAATTTCTGTTCGTGAACATGCAAATGATGGATCGAATCAGGGTGTTTATGCTCCTCTAGCTGATGGAGCTATACCAGTTGATGGTGTAACATATGGTGATACAGATAAGATTGTTGTTGTTGTTGATCCAGGTAAAGCATATGTTAAAGGTTATGAAATTGAATCTGTTGCATCTCGTTTTATCGAGATCAACAAAGCACGTGAGATTGACGGAGATGAAGGAAACCATATACAGCGTGTTACAACTCAAACTATTGGTTTGAATATTGGAAACTATGCTGATGTTAAGAATGTATACAAAGCTCCATCTATCAGCACGTTTGAAAAAGTTTATTTAACAAATAAATTGCAACCTAGAGTTGCAACTGTAACTGCTACTGTTAATGGTTCAAACCAAATTACTGGTTTCACAATTATAGACGGTGGTGAAGGTTATACTTCTGCTCCAACTGTTACAATTGTTCCATCAACTGGAGCTGGAAGTGGCGCATCTGCTACCGCTGTTATCACAAACGGTAAAGTTACTGGTTTCACAAGTATTGTTGGTGGTACTAATTATAGTCAAACATATCCACCAGAAGTTCGTTTAACAAGTAATATATCAGTTGGTGCTGCTCCTTCTTCTTCTGATATAGTTGGTACTGCACGTGTTCGTTCATTCCAATTAGAGAGCGGAATATACAATACAACTTCTACTATCTACAAACTAGGTCTATTTGACGTTCAGATGTTCTCTGGTTATTCTTTTGAACGTGATGTTAAATCTATTGTTGGACAATCTAGTTCTGCTAATTTTACTGCAGATATTAATCCAGTATACACTCAATTATCTGGTACAGGTTCAATTAATCACAATTCAAACGCACTAAGCGGTCAAGGTACAATATTTACCGATCAAGTTAAAGTTGGTGATATAGTTTATGTGAATGACATCAAAGTTGGTACAGTAGGTTCTATTGGTGGTAATTATTCTATCACTCTTTCTTCAAATTATGTTTCAGATAGTTCTTCTAATATTACCAATGGTCGTATTACAATTTTTACTGCTGTTCTTAATGAGCCATCACAAGAAACATTATTATTCCCAGTTGGCTCATCAAATATTAAAACTTTACGTGGTCTACAAAACGGTGCTGATACATTAAAGAATACTTCATTAGTCGTTCGTCGTCAATTTCCAATAATGAATACTGCTACTAATAAAGCGCAGTTTGATGTTACAAATATTGATGAAACTTTCTTATCAGACAGTGATTTGTCCAACTATACCCTAATTAATGCTGACTCTAACCTACCAGTTAATGTTACAGCTTCAATGATAACATTTAACGATGATAGTCTTCGTAAAACTGTATATTTTAATTGGGTACCAAATGGCAATTATTATTTAATTGCCTCTGTTCAACAAACAGCAACAGCAGGACAAGAAAAAGTTAAAGCTCTTGATAAGTTAAATGGCGATCAAATTATAACAGATAAAAGAATAATTAATTCTACAACTATTGACTTAAACTATGCAGATATCTTTAAACTTGTAAGCGTAGAAATGACTCCAGGTTCTTACACATGGAACTCTGCAGCTGCTGTTGATATTACTGACCGTTATGAATTAGATAACGGTCAACGTTCTACATATTACACATATGGTAAGATTAAATTAAAACCAGGATATCAAGTTCCTAGCGGTGCTATCCGTATTCGTTACTGGTTCTTTGCAGTATCTAATCTTTATGATGGTAACTATTTCTCTGTTGATTCTTATACAACATCTTCTGGTGTTTCTTATGGAGAAATCCCATCATATTTTATTACAGATTCTTCATCAGGTAAGAAGACAGAAATTTCTCTAACAGATGTTATTGATTTCCGTCCAATTTTAACAACAACAAATTCATTTACACCACAACTTCCAAAACTTGGTTCTGACATGATTACACCTCATGCTAACTATGTTGGTCGTATCGATAAAATTGCATTAGATTCTTTTGGTAAATTTAATGTTATTACAGGTGTTCCAGGAACTGAACCAAAAGAACCAGAAGATTTAAAAGATGGAATGTCTATCGCGACAATTAAAATCCCACCTTATACTAAATCATCAAAAGATGTTGTAGTGACTCAGAAAGACAATCGTCGCTATACAATGCGTGATATTGGTCGCCTGGAGCGTCGTATTTCTAATCTTGAATATTATGTATCTCTTTCATTATTAGAAAAAGATACAGCAGAACTTCAAGTTACCGATGCAACTACTGGTTTAGATCGCTTTAAGAACGGGTTTATTGTTGACCAATTTACTGGTCATAATGTTGGTGATGTACAGAATCCAGATTATCGTGTTTCTATTGACACTGAAAATAGAATTCTACGTCCAATGCATTATACTAATGCGATTGACATTGTTGAAGATCTAGCCTCTGGTTCTGATCGTGGTAATAAATCATACCAAAAAACTGGAGATTTAATAACTTTACCATATGTTGAATCTGATTTTATTTTCAACAATAATGCAACTAGAACAATGGATATTCATGCCATCTCTATGGGTGCATTTAAGGGACAAATTAATTTATTCCCAGAAGGTGATAATTGGAAATCTATTAATCGTAAACCAGATCTAGTTGCGGTTGATGACAACAATTACGATGCCATCAAATATATGGCAGATCAACTTGGTGTAACTGGTACTAAGTGGAACGAATGGCAAACTAACTGGACTGCCCTTTCAAGCACAACTAAACAATTTGAGACACGCCAATGGGTTGGCAGAATCCAAGTAACTGGGTATGAACAAACGTTCACTGATTGGACTGGTTATCAAACTCGAGACGGCATTCAAACAACTTTAACTTCTTCAAATAATGCACAAAGTTATGGTGACCGTGTTGTGGATATGTCTTATATCCCTTATATGCGTTCTCGCCCAATTACTTTTATAGCAACAAATTTAAAAGGTAAAACACGTTTCTGGCCATTCTTTGATAATGTTCCAGTTTCTGACTATGTAATACCTGCTGATAAGTTTGTTGTTCAACGTGTTGGTAATTCTTTAATGAATTTCTCAGAGTATGATTTACAAAATAATATTTTACAAGATGATCCGAAGAGAGCATTTAATGGACAAAAATATTACGATGTAATTGGAGAAGATGGTGGTCGCGTTGAACCAGCTTTTGGTATTGGTGATGTTTTAACTAACACAACTCATACTTCTACAAATATTGTTTCTATAAGTAATTTAACTTATCCATCAACAACATTTACTCTTGTTGTTTCTGATTCTACTGGTATAAAACCAGGACATCATGTTGTATTACATAATTTAAATTATAACAATTCAATTGATCTAAAAACTTATGATGACTATTCTGGAGGAACAATTCCATCAAGTGTTGGTATTGTTTCGACAACTTCAACTTCTAAAGAATTAAACCTTAAGAAATTTAAAGTAACTGCTGTTTCTGGTGGTACTATTACTCTTGCTAATGTTGACGGTTCTATTATAAATGCATTTAGTGCATATTCTACTGCATCATATTCTGATTTAAATAGAGGTAAGTTATATCGTTTGAAAGCATCAGGTGTAGTTTCCCATGGTGGAGATATTCTAACGAGCGATTCTTATGGTCCAATTACACAAGAAATTTATGTTGTGAATATTAAAAACGGTATAGCAGTTGGTGAGACATTGACTGGTTCTGTTACAATTGGAACTACTGGATCATATAATGGTGTTACTGTTACATCAATTAATGATTCAACAAGTCTTTTAGTAGCACCAACAATGCAAGAATTTGGTGATAAAATAGTAACGGATAATAATGGTTTGGCTGTTGGTGTTTTTTATATCCCACAAACTGAAGAGTTATCATTCCGTACTGGAGAGAGAACTTTCAAACTAACTGATAACCAGTCTAATAGCAATGCCTCTTTTGACTCTATTGGTTCTGCAGTTTACTATGCACAAGGTATTTCATTAGATAAAGAAAGAACAATTGTTTCTTCTCGTTCAGTTGAGTTTGTAACTTCTGCTAATTATCAAGATTCTCGCGATTTGGGTATTCCTAATGTTCGTAGAACAACTACTGATACTAAAGTTTTATACCAATATCAATATGATCCACTGGCTCAAACATTTACTGTTAATAGTCCAGGTGGTTGTTTTATAACTTCTATTGATTTGTATTTCGCTGAAGCTGGTCGTCGTCCAATTAGCGTTGAACTTAGAAATACTGACAATGGTGTGCCTTCTTCAACTAAAGTAATTCCATTCTCTAGAGTAACTAAAACACCAGATCAGATTAGTACATCTGACGATAGTTCAGTCGCTACAACATACAAGTTTAAGTCTCCAATTTATCTACAAGATAATGAAACATATGCGTTTGTTGTTTTAACTGACGAACCAGGTGCTCAAATTTATGTTTCTGAAATGGGACAAACTGATATGTTGACTGGAAATACAATTGCTGGTCAACCATTAACTGGTTCATTATATGCTTCTCAAAATGCGAGAGAGTGGGAGATTCACACTCTCCTAGATGCTAAGTTTAATCTAAGAATAGCTAAATTTAATACAAACACTAATTGTGAATTATATTTAAGAAATTCTGATGTAGAAAAAATTACTTTAGAAAATAACCCCCTTCATATCACTAAAAATTCTACTAAAATTCGTGTATATGCGCAAAACCATGGGTTGTTAGCTGGAAACACATTCACTTTATCTGGATTTGCTCCAGGATATTACGGAGCAGCAAGTACAACTCTTGGTATTCCACATAGTTTATTAAACACTACACATACAGTTCTTGCTAGTGGTTTGGAGACAGATTCTTTTGTATTTAATTTAACAACAGTGGATTTATCTTCTAATAATCTATTGAGTGGAACTTCTTCTGATTTTATTACTGGTGATTATGGTGGAACTGGTTTACAGATAACTCGTGGTATGTTTATGGACACAATGTTCTTAAAATCTTCTGATTTGGTTTTCCCAGATACTAAGATTGATTACTACGTTAAGACAATGGATAGATCTCAAACATTTACAGGTTATGTTCCTTTTATTACTAATAATAATTTGAATTTCACCACTCGTATGCATGTTCCTTCTAAGCAAAATTATGTTTCTGTAAATAGCGTTGTTGTACCACCTGTTCAAATTCGTGCAGTATTATCTTCATCGAATGAGAATATATCACCAGTGATTGATATTCAACAACTATCTCTTTTTGCAGTTTCTAATCGTATTAATAATCAAACTGCTTCTGATATTAATATAGCAGAAATTGATACACGTGTATTGTTGAAAGCGACTGATTTAATTTCTGCTGATTTAACATTAACTGGAACAGGTACTGTTACATCTTCAGGAACTTCTGTAACTGGTTCTAGCACATCATTCACAACACAAGTTGTTGCAGGTAACGTGTTATGCAGAACTAGCGATAATGCTATTATTGGAACTGTATTAACAGTCAATAGTAATACTTCTATTACTCTTACTGCCACTGCTACAACTACTGTATCTGGCGTTGCGTTCTATATTAAATCTACACCAAATTTGGTGTTTGAAAATACTGGTCCAAGTGGTGTTGGTGTTATTCGCACTAATATCGATACAGCTGATAATTTATTAACTTCTGCAGGCATAGGTAAAACTATGGTTATTTCTGGTGTTGCAACTGGAATTGATGGAACTTATGTTGTTAAGAATATTATTGTGGTTGAAGATAAAACAACTTATGCAGGTAATGCTGAGCTGGATACAACTAAAATTATTCTTGACAAAGCATTCGGAACAACTGCAACTATCGATATGATTACTGATCCAGATTTTAATATTTCAGTATATGACAAGTATGTTGATGATATTGCTCCATATGGCGTTCATAACTCTGCTCAATATGTAACGAGAACACTTTCTTTAACTGAAGCTGCTACTGTCATTAAAGTTTTATTTGATGGTAATATTGTTAATAATACTTCTATTAAAGTGTTCTATAGAACTTGGGTTGGTGATACTGACCTTAGAAAATTACCATGGACTGATACTGGGTATGTATCTGACAGCTATGATCAAGAAGGTAAATATGTTGAGCGTGAGGTTAATATAAAAAATTTAACACCATTTAATAACATTCAGATTAAAGTTGCATTTAAATCATCAAACCCAACATATATACCAAAACTTAAAAATCTTCGTTTGATTGCACTATCATGAGTCTAGTTTCTATTGAAGGATATTCTAATTTAAAAAAAGACACCTCCTCTGGAGGTGTCGTAAACGTAGATAAACGTGGGTATAATTCTTATTTGAATAATAAGAGAATTGCTCTTCAAAAGCTGCAAGAACAATCTCAAGCTAAGCAAGAAGTTGAGGGTTTACAATCTGAGATAAATACTATGAAAGAAGACATTTTAGAAATTAAATCTCTTCTTATAAAACTATTAGAAAAAGGTAACTAATGGCTGCTATTCATTTACGACAAGATAAAGAACGTCCTTTAACAATTGAGGAAGTTGATTCAAACTTTGACAACATCAATCGTGAAGTCGGCGAAAAATTAAACGCAGTTTCGTTTAATGCTTCCAATATTTTAAGCATTTTGCAAAATAATGCTGGCGAAGATTCAACCCTTGACGCTGATATGCTACATTCTAGATATCCGTCAATTAATGCTGATGCAAATACAGTTGCAACTAGAGACGGTTTAGGAAATCTAAGAGCAACTAATTTCTACGGTGTTCACGTTGGCAACGTTGTTGGTAATTTACAGGGTACTGTATCTGGTTCTTTAGTTGGTAATGCTACTAACGTTGATGGTGTTGTTCAACTAGAACATGGTGGAACTGGCGCTGTAACTGCGCAAAATGCTAGAACTAACTTAGGGCTTGGTTCTATCGCTATTCAAAATAAAAATACAATAGATATTACTGGTGGCACTATTACAGGTATTACTGACTTAGCGGTTGCTGATGGTGGTACTGGTGCAGGAACTGCAGCTGGAGCACGTACTAATCTTGGTTTAGTTATTGGTGCTGATGTTCAAGCATATGCAGCTATTCTAACTGGTATTTCTGCAACAACAGGTGACGGTTATCTTGTTAGAACAACTGCAAATAACTCAGTTATTAGATCTTTTGTTGCTGGAAATTCTATTGAAATAACAAATCCAACTGGTGTCGCTGGAAACCCAACTTTCGGTTTGGCATTAAATCCTACAGTTTCATCTGTTACTAAATCTGGAACAAGTGGTTCTGGTGATATTGGACAAAGTGGTAACGTTTTCGCAGTAATTTATGCAGACAAAGCCTCTATAACTAATATTGAGAAACGTGGAACAAACGGCTCTGGTGATATTGGACAAACAAATAATCGTTTCGGTTCTGCCCACCTACAAAGTTTAGGTGTTGGTACTGGAGCTTCTGGTACTGTTGGTGAGATTTTAGCAACAGCTAACGTTACCGCATACTACTCTGATGATAATTTAAAAACTCGTCTTGGTAATCTAGAAAATGCATTAGATAAAATTGATCAACTTCAGGGTTTCTATTATGAAGCCAATCAAACTGCTCAAGATTTAGGTTATGAAGTTAAACGAGAAGTTGGTCTTTCAGCGCAAGATACTCAGAAAATTATGCCTGAAATTGTGGCACCTGCGCCGATTGATGATAAATATTTAACAATTAGATATGAGCGTTTTGCACCACTACTGGTAGAGGGTATTAAAGAACTCCGTCGTGAAATTAATAATATCAAAAAACACATTGGAATGTAAATAGGAAACTATAAATGGCAGCTATTACCTCACGTGTCACAAATGCCGCAGTCGCTGGCGCTGGCACAATCACATGTACAACATCTAGCGCAATAGTAACTGGAACTGGTACTTCATTTAATACTTCAGTTACTATTGGTCAACAATTATCTAATAGTGGTGGTACTACTATTGGTACTGTTCTTACTGTAGACTCTGCTACTCAAATTACTTTAGTCTCTAACGCTGCAGTTGCTGTAACTGCTGGCGCATATAATATTGTTTCCACTGGTATTACTACAAAAAATTCACCACTAACAAATGCTGAAATTGATGCTAACTTTATCAACTTAAATAATGCTGTTGTTGCGGGTGCAAATTCTTCTACAAATAACGTAGCAAATACTCTAGTTAAACGTGATCAAAACGGTGCTTTTGCAGCTGGTGCGATTACTGTTAACTCTGTCACAACAAGTGGTGTAACATATCCAACTACTAATGCGACTCAAGCGCAAATGGAAGCTGGTACTGATACGACTACTCGTTATATGTCACCTAAAAATATTCAACAAGCCATTAACGTTTTAGCGTTGCAATCTATTGGTGCTACTACCAAAGATATGACTGGATTTGAAACTACTGTTTCTGGTTCTACTATTGGTTATGTTGATGCTACTCGTGTTTTTACTTTAACACCAACTGGTTCAGTTTCAACTTCTAGAACATACACTATAACTGTTTCTAGTATGTTGTTCTATGTTGATGGGGTTCAGCAAGCAACTGTTACTTTGCTCAAAGGTGGCACATATATTTTTGATCAGTCTGCTGCTTCTAACGCTGGGCATCCACTAAGATTCTCTACAACAGCAAATGGTACTCATAGTGGTGGAACTGAATTCACAACTGGTGTAACATATGTTGGAACACCAGGTCAAGCTGGTGCATATACTCAAATTGTTGTCCCAACAAATCAAGCTGTAACATTATATTACTACTGTGCTAACCATTCTGGTATGGGTGGTACTGCAAGTATTTCTTCAGCTTTTAATGTTTGGTATCGTGGTACACAGACAACAATTTCTACAACTAAAACAATAACATTGTCAGCTACTGCTGGTGTACATATTATCGGTTTAAATCCAACAACTATGAACTTAGTTGAAGTTACTAATGATGATACAATGTTTACTGATACAATTTTAGTTGCATCAATTTATTTAAATACTGGTGCATCTAAAGGTATTATTGTTGGAGATGAAAGACATGCTGCGTCTAGGGATACAGATGCTCAAAAAATGATGCATTATAATGTTGGTGCTATTTGGAGAAGCGGTGGCACAATGTCCTATACGTTGAGTAATGATTCAGCGACTACATTAAGTTTTACTTCTCCGATATTATTACAAGATGAAGATTTAGTTCACACTATTTCTCATAACCCTTCACCTTCTGGTTATTTACAACAGATATTGACTGGTACTGCTCAACTACCAACTATCTATATGAATGGTACTACTTATGACCAAACATCAATATCTACAACACCTTGGGTTGCTGGTACTGTAACAGCTCGTATTAATAGTATTTCTAGCGGAAGTGGTTCTTTAGCAGACGCTGGTGAAGGCAAATATTTAAATTATTGGATAGTTGCAACTCACGATATTATTTACCCAATTAAAGCAGTTATGGGTAGAACCGCATATTCAACTCAAAGTGAAGCATACGCTGAACAATGGACATCTTACGATTTACCATTCCCAGAAATTGCTCCAATGTATCAAGTTACTTTATTAACATCATCTACATATGCTGGTAATAAAGTAAGAATTGTAAACGTAAGAACTCTACAAGATAGTGTTGGCTCTAATACTAAAACTCTTGGTGTTCTTGCTCACAATCAGATGGCATCGTTAACAACGTCTGATGATCACACTCAATACGTTCATATATCTAATGCAAGAACTATTACTGCTGCTCATACTTTCAGTGGTAATAATATATTCCAAGGAACTCAGACTTTTGCGACAATTCTAGTTAATACTGGAGTTGGATCAAGTTTAATTCCAACTTCAACTTCTGCGTATGATCTTGGTTCTACTTCTGCTGCATGGCGTCACGTTTATACATCTGACTTGCACTTATCTAACGAAAAACATGAATCTGGTAACATTGTAGACGGTACACGTGGTAACTGGACGGTACAAGAAGGTGAAGAAATCCTTTACCTTATTAATAATAAAAACGGGAAACGTTACAAGTTTAAACTAGAGGAAGTATAATGGCATATTACGTTTCAAATGTCTTAGTAAAAGAAGTTCCATCTACGCCAGATGCAACTCGTGGCGCATTTTTGATGTCAACAGGAACTTCTGGTTCTGGCTATGGTTGGGCATATATGGGTGGAACAACTACTGGTATCGCTATTGATAACAGTGCTTGGAGATATCGTTCAATCTACACTCATGGTTATATCGCTTGTGGATACAAAGGTTCAAATCCATGGCGTTCTGTAAATAAAACTTGGCACCCAACTGACACCACATTCTATGTTGGTGAGCAGATTATGAATACTCAGTCATATACAAATGGTACATGGTCTGATTACAACGGTTATATCGTAGCCAACGGTGGTATGTCTGCTTCTGGTTCAGTTGTTGCTTCATATGGATTACATAACGGAACTTGCCGTATGTATTCTGGTGACGGTTTTTCATCTTCTGGTATCTCTTATGACTATCAAGGTAATGACCCTAAGAACGAAGGTCTTTCTTATGGTACTGCTGGTTACGGTTCTCACGTTGGTGGTATGCGTATGGATAGAAACCGTGTTGATCCATGCTGCGCAGAAGATATTAAAGGTCAATCTGGATGGATTGTTGGTGGAGGTTCTTCTGTAACTTCCCGTTTAAATTTCTCATCAGAAGTAATGTACGCTGGTTGGGATTCTGGTACTGATGGTATTGGCGACGGTGCTTCTGGGGAACTACGAGGTTGGTTTGCTTGGCCAGCAACATACAGATATGTTACATGGTCTAATTCTACATGGTCTGGTACAGGTGTTTGGGGTAACTGGAGTAGAGATGGACAGTGTAATACTCAATCTACAAAATGGGGTCATCATTATATTGGTAATGGTAGTAATGTTACATCTGGTAAATCTAAATTCCGTGATTCAGATGGAGTTACATTAACTAATTATAACAAAGTTCGTGCTTATGGTGAGGAGAACGTTGAAGAAGGTCAAGATTGGGGTTATATTATGGGTCACTATGACGGTCAACAAAATAACCACACAATTAAACAAGACCATTCAACTGATACTGAAGTAACAATGGGTGCAGCTTGCATGCCGAAAGGACATTATGGAACATCATCAGGTGCTTGCTCTACTGGAGCAGCAACTGTAACTGCTTCTGGCGTAGGAATGTAATATGTCTTTTTATAAAGCAAATGCTTTGTTACGTTCAGTGCCAATTACAACCACTGTTGGTTCAAGATTAGCATCTAATGGAACAACAACTTCTGGTGTAGGTAATTATTTTTGGAATTATCCAGGAAATACAAACACTGGAAGTGGAAGCCCAGATAACTCAGCATGGTTATATCGCTCAATCTACACTCATGGTTATCTATCTGGTGGATATAGAGGTTCTAATCCTTGGCGTTCTGTTAATAAAATGTGGCATGGAACAGAAACTACAATATATTGCGGTGAACAATTACATCAAGTAGCATCTTATACTAAAGGTGTTTGGTCTGATTATAATGCTTATGTTGTGGCTCATGGTAATACAGCAACATATGCTGCATCATCATCGGCAATTGCATCTTATAGTTTATTTAATGGAACTATGAGATCTAGAACCAATGATGGTTTTTCATCTTCTGGTATCTCTTATGGTTACGTTGGTAACGATCCAAAGAACGAAGGTTTGAGTTACGGTTCAGCTGGTTTTGGCGATCACGTTGGTGGTATGGCAATGAACGTTGGTCGTTCAGATAACGGTGGCGCCAATGATATTAAAGGTCAATCTGGATGGTTAGTTGGTGGTGGTGCAACATCAACTAATAGATTACATTTCCCATCAGAAGTTATGTATACTGGATGGGACTCTGGAGATTCTGGCATTAATGATGGAGCTTCTGGTGAACTAAGAGGTTGGTTCGCATGGACATCTGCTTATAGATATGTTACATGGTCTACTTCATCTTGGACTTCTGGATGGGGTAGTGGTGGTGGTTGGTCTCGTGGTGACTATCAATGTAAAGTTATGAGTTCTAAATATGGTTGGCATTATATCGGAACTTCTAGTAATGTTACCTTACCAAAAGCTAGATTTAGCGATTCAACTGGAGCAACACTAGCATCATTTAATAAAGTTAGAGCATACGGAGAAGATAACTGTATGATGGGACAAGATAATGGATATGTGATGGGTCATTTTGATAATCAACAAAACAATCATACTATTCGCCAATCATATAGTACAGATTCAGAAGTAACACTACCATCTACTGCTCAACCAAAAGGACATTACGGACAATCTTCAGGAGCATGTTCAACTGGCGCTATGAATATTTGTTCTAATAGCCCAGTAACATTCTAATAAATAGATAAAAGTTTAGGAAATCTAATGAGATACATTATAACAAAAACAGACCCTTTTAAGAGATACTTCGGTATGGGTGGAATGGATCCTGCAATGTATTGTAGAGATTTGTACACTTTATTTGATATTTCTTGTATTGAAATAGCTGAGCCATTATTAGATTCTTTGTATCCAATTCTACCAGTTGGTTATGAAGAAGTAACTAGAGATGAAGCTCTATATGGAAGCACATTCTTCTCAGAGATACGAGATAAAATTAAAATTATCAATCCAGCTTCTCCAATGGCAGAAACAACTGCCATGCCAGAAACTGAAAAAGTTCAGATTGATATGACTGGCGAAATGAGACAACATATTGTAACATTTATGTATCGTTTCGCTAAAGAACTTATTGAAGACGAATTTAATTATAGATTTAAAGATATATCTAAAACTAATGATATTGAAACAGCTTCTTGGCAAATTCAAAAACATGAAGCGCAAGAATGGTTAACATATAATGGTGCTGATGGTCACACAACAAGATTTTTAGATTATCTTGCACAAGAACATAATATAGATAAGACAGAACTAGCAAATAAAATTTTAAAAAAATCAGAAGAATATGAAGATAGACTATCTGATATGTTAGTTGTACAACAGAAAATAATTAAAGAATTTAAAAATGCATCTGATGTAAAACAAATGAATATCTTATATGAAAAATATTTTGGGATTATGATGCCTATTTCTCAGGCACAAGAACTTGGTCTTGCAGATGAATGGGGTAATAGAATTTTTTATAATGATGTTGGCGAAAAAATGTATGAGATTGTTAATCCATATATGGGACATAAATTTAATTTTTAAACTGATTTGAAGGAAACAAAATGAGTGATTTGACAACTACTGCATGTAGAGTATATGATATCGTTAAGCCAGATAGTAAAGTGGTTAGCGATTTGAAATTAGACGAAAAAGAAATGAGGATTGTTATTGGTGCTTTAAATATGAGCAGCAATCAGTCTGAATATCAAAATAAGTTTTTCGTAACTGCTTCACAATTAACTCCATACAGAATGCTTAAACAATGTATGCTTGAAATTGAATCAAGACATCATTCTTGGTATAATGTTAAAAATAAACATAAACGTAAATTAATTGAAATTCAAATGGCAAAACGTGATCTAGAACATATTAAAGATCCTTTAGCTAAACAATTAATTGAAATTGATATTGAGGATATGGAAAATGATTGCCGTATCTGGGAACGTAAACTTCTTCAAGCAGAAGATGAGATGATGGGTTTTATTAAACAGGTGAAAGATATTGCTGGTGATAATGAAGAGCTTTTAAATAAAGCATTCAGTTATGATGAAGAAGAAGAAAGACAATACTGGGTTACACGCATGGCAAAACAGGCTGCCATGGATATGATTTCTTATGGTCGTATTGGTACTGGTAATATGGATAGTATTGCAATGATGCCAGAAGAAGATCAAATTCTAACATTAGCAACTACGCTTCAATATAATGAGCGTCTACTTGGTGGTTTAAGCCAAATTAGTGCTGCTGTTAGCCAAGGATTATTAGAAAATAAAGAACATCTTCCTAAATTTGATGTACCAAAAGTTACCGATAAATTATTAGCCACTGAGTTTTTAAAAGATGTTCAGCATACCATACAATCCAAAGTTAAACCAGAGTCAGTTTAACGAGTTTATACAATTCATTAAACGTCATAGAAATTTAATCTATGACGTTTATTTCACTTGTAGAATAGCACCTTTTGAACAAGATGCTATGGGTGATGTTTTTATTAACGATCCCCAAGATCTTATTGAAAATGCACTGTATATTCAAAATGAAACTGGAGTTAAAGTTTCAGCTACATTTAATAATTTAGAGGTCAGACCTGATCAAACTAATTTAGATTTGTGGATTGAAAATTTTAAACCATTATATGAGCGTGGTGTTCGTTCATGTACACTACCGCACACTCACTGGGTGTTGACTGGTAAGATTCAAAAAGAGTTCCCTGAACTTCTTATCAAGAATACCATCCTACGAAATCTTAATAACGCTGGACAGGTAGCAAAAGCTGCAGAGTCTGGCTTTCATTACATCAACATTGACCGTGCTTTAATGCGCGACACAGATACCCTTGAACGTAT